TAATCCATAAGCGATGCGGAAAGCAAATATTTAAAGCATTGCCAGGTCATGTAACCGATAAAGAATATTACTCAGCAATAAATTGGATTGATGAATATTTCGATGTGATTGATAGCAAAGTAAAATCTCTCGGCATAACTACGTTTTCACCTTTCTCATGCTCAAAGGCAAAACGCTGATTGCCGTTTATCTCTTCATAATATCGGTTACGCTTCCAATCAAAAAACAATGAAGTCGTTCCACGATTTGCAGATCCCTTTGGTTTAGCTTTCTCAATATTGACAATAACCTCATTGTCTTTGTAAGCTACGCCATCCTGACGTAAAAATATCGGAGGTCTCCAAATATTAATCCATCCCATAGCCTTACGAAATAATGATTGCCCTCCTGCTGCCTGTCTTGCAGTTGCCATTCCGTAGTATTTTTTCTTTGTGTCCTTATCCTCACTCATTTCCTGAACCGTTGGATGCAAAGCTAAAATTACGTGCTTTTTGTTTTTACTTACAAATCGCCTCATATTCCCAATTAAATCCTCAATGTATAAATCCTGCCTTGTGCCGAATTTGCTCATGTCATGGGTAAGTTCGTTGTAAGGGTCGGCAAATATTAAATCATTCTTATCGCAAAGTCCGTAAATCTCATCAAGTGAATATGATTTTTCATTGCTATCAATCACATCGAAATATTCATCAATCCAATTTATTGCTGAGTAATATTCTTTATCGGTTACATGACCTGGCAATGCTTTAAATATTTGCTTTCCGCATCGCTTATGGATTAACTCAGCATAGATTTGTTCAACGCTTCCGGTTTCAGGTGAATAGATTAAACTTTTACGTCCGTATTTTTCGGCCTGATTAAAAAGCAACTCAAAGCAAAATTCTGTTTTACCTGAGTGAGGAGGCCCAAGCACGAAAGTAAAAGAACCCGGTTTGATTGAGTATAATTCATCCAAGCATTTAAACCCCGTATCGTTCCCGCGCTGAATACCTTCAACTCTTAATACTTCGAGTTCTTTCTCAATCTGTGCAAATTTCTTTATCATAATGGAAAGTTACAATCAAGGTCATAGCGTTTTCTAAATTCTGGATCAGTTTCGTATCGCATCCGCATTGCGTCCCCAACGGGGTAAGCAAAAAGCGGATGTCCTTTCTTAACAAATACTTTAGTATTTGTTTCTATTTCTATTTGCTTCGGCTTTTGGCTTGCCGTTTTTTGTTTTTTGGCTTCAATTTGGCTTATAGTTTGGCTTCGTTTTGGCTTACTTCCGTTTTCGTAATTGCGCTTAATTATTAGTAAACGCTTATCGCAAGACGGTATTTTCCAAATTCCATTCTTATTTTCTCCTTTCAATTTTAGCACGTTTTTTATGTCTTCAATATCGCCGTTTGTGTATCGAGTTAAGGCTTCAAGTGAATATTTAATGCAATTATTTGTTTGGTATGCAAGATCAATTAAATCCCGGTAAATACCTCTTTCTGCTGCTGTCATAAGCATTACATCTGGGTCGGATGCAAAGTCTTTTGGATACCATGTATAACCTAATTTTGCCATGTTTTTAACTTTATTTAAAATGTATTAAGCCAACAAATTCAACTAACTTTTTTTAACAAAGAAAGTATTTCAATTTTGTACTTATCTGGTAAGTCCTGTTTTCCGTTTAGCATCATGTTTAAATATTCCTTAGAAATACCTATTCGCTTTGCTATGCTTTTTTGGCTAAGGCCAGATGCCTTAACCTGATCTTTTATGTTTTCAACCATGCTGCAATATATTAATAAATATTAAGATTTCAAATAACTTTCCAACACTTTCTTCGCCTGTTCAAACCCTTCAGCAAATTCGACCTTATACCCAATCGACCTTAACCAGTCATGAAACTCAGCCTGTTCCTGTACGTGCTTTGATTTAGATAATGAACCATCCTTTAGGAAAGTACCTGAATCAATACGCTTAATTTCTATGTGCAAGCCTATGAATCCATTTTTAGGTAAATATATCTGCACGTCTGGCCATGACTTCCATGGATCTAAAATCTGCATAATGTTCTGCATCTGAGCTGATAGTTTACCAGCCGATTGAACATCCGATCTAAACCTGATTTCAGGGTATGTCTGCTTTAGCCATTTACAGAAATTTAGCTGATGGGTCCATTCCCTTTTCGCTTTCTGGTCCGCAAGTTCCTGTTCGGTTATAACCTTACCCCTACCACGTGGAGCGGATTTATACATATTCATTGGGTCGTGTTTGTCTATCATTTCCTTTTATCTTGCGTTTCCCAATTTCTCTTCATTTCATTTACAAACTCCTCAATCCATGCCCTTTGCTCCGGGTACTTTTGCCAGAACCACCGCTCCCGGTCCAATCGGTATTTACGTAACCAATCGGGCTCCCGGTATGGTTTAGGTTTGGACTTTGATCGGATGCTGGGGGTGTTGACTGCATCGCCTTGTCCGTTTGTTTTAATGCGTTTAAGAGCCATTAAAAAAGAGTTTCAACTTTCTGATTATCAAATCTACTTTTTACTACTTTCATATTCTGAATAGCCTGTTTATAGTAACTATCTTTTAATTCAATTCCTATCGCTTTCCTACCCATTGAGAACAATTGAAGTAAACGGCACTGTCTTGATAGTCGCTAAATAATTTTTATGCTATAAACTTTTACAATATGTTAAAAAAGACTGATTTAGGTAAGTGTAAAAAATTAATAGATAGCGGTTTGTCATTGGTTTGCATAGGTGATAAAAAGATACCAAACTTCCCCTGGAAAATACGCCAGACTGAGGCATATACAAAAGAACAGTTTGAAAAGGATTGGTCTTATGCCGGTGGAATAATTAAAAAGGATGGCTCAGAAATACCTGCAACCGGTGGGGTTGGCATAGTTACCGGTTATAATGGCATTGAGGTTTTTGATATTGATTTGAAAATATTTGCTTCACTAAAAGAGCAACAGGATTTTTGGAATGAGTATATCAAATTCCTATCAGATAATATTAATGATTTTGATGATAAGTTTGTCATTTATAAGACTGTCAACAATGGCTATCATATTATTTACCGGTGTGCTAAGATTGGAGGTAATGAAAAGGTTGCTAAACTCAAAGGGCATAATGAGGCGATAATTGAAACTAGAGGTATTGGTGGGTACGTTTTCATTTATGAGAATCAGGTATCAAAGAAAAGCTATTATGAAATTCAGGAAATATCAGAACTTGACAGAGATGTTTTGTTTTCTGTAAGCCGGTTTTATAATTACATTGAGGAAAAAGATCAGGTAATTCCAGAAGCTCAAAAGAAAGTTGACCATCCTGAAATAGAAGTGCCTACATGGGTAGACTACAATAATAAAACTAATATTACCGATGTTTTAGGTAATGAATTTACTATAATTCGTAACTTATCTGATAAGTATGTAATTCGCAGGGAGGGAGCAACAAGTCCGCACTCAGGGTATATCTATAAAAATTCGGGTTGTATGTATCTTTTTACAACCGGTACCATTTACCCGAATGAGAAATTATTAAGTGCTTTTTCTGTCTATACCTATAAATTTCACAATGGTAATTTTTCACAGGCTGCAAAAGACCTTTACCAAAAAGGATTTGGGAGCAGGTTAATTAAACCGGTTCAGGAATTAAAAGAAAAGATTGAGGTTAATAAAGCTGATTTAGTATTTCCTATTGAAGTATTCCCACAGGAAATTCAGGCTTATATGATTCTTTGCCAGAAAACTCTTGATAGTTCTATTGATTATATGGGATGTTCATTCCTTTGGGTACTTTCAATTATTACCGGTAATGCAATAAAATGTCAGGTTAAGACCGGGTGGGTTGAACATAGTACTGTATGGTTTTCGGTAGTCGGCAAAGCCGGTATTGGTAAAACACCTTCAATAGCAAATATTATAGATCCGCTTCAAAAAGTAAATAGCCGGGAGCAAAAGAAATATATCAAGCATAATGAAAAGTATCAGGAGTATATGGCACTTGATAAAAAAGATCGGGTAAATACCGAGGAAATTAAAAAACCACGTAAAACTCAATTTATAGCAAATGACATTACTCTGGAGGCTTTAGTCGATTTGCACGAAGAGAACAAAAATGCAATTGGATTATTTAAGGATGAATTAGCCGGTTGGTTTAAGGATATGAATAAATATCGTGCTGGTTCAGATTTAGAATTTTGGCTGAGTACTTGGTCGGGAAAGTCAGTATTCCTAAACCGAAAGACTGCAAAATCTTCATTTGTTGAAAGTCCTTTAATTTCTGTTTTAGGTGGTATTCAGCCGGGGGTATTAGATTCATTCTATACAGAAGAGAATAAAGACAATGGTTTTATTGACCGGATGCTCTTGTGCTTTCCTGACTTATTAGTTGAAGAGTATAATGAAAATGAATTAAATCCCGGTATTCTTACATGGTATTCTGATTATGTAATTGCCTTTTACGATGGGATTAAGTCAAAGGTTTTAAAATTTAACAATGATGATGAAATAGAGCCGATTATAGCGAAGTTTTCAACAGATGCTAAGAAAGAATGGAAGCGAATATTTAACGACATTACAGGCCAGCAGAATAGCGATGAAGAGAATGAGTACATGAAGTCAATGCTCCCAAAACAAAAGTCTTATATCCCACGATTTGCGCTTTTAATTAATACTTTGAATTGGTATAACTCAAATGGGTATTCCGATCTTGATATAATCAGTAAGGAATCTATTCTTGCAGCCGAAAAACTATCAAAATACTTCATAGCTATGTCGAAAAAGATTAAGATTAATTCGGCCGAGGTGAACGACATAAAGAAGTACATCCGAAATAATGATAGTAAAACAAGCTATGAAAAGTTCAAAGAATTGTATGCAATTAACCCTGAAATAAATAAATCGGAACTTGCTGAGAAATTAGGCATCAGCAGCAAGACTTTATACCAATATATAGCAAAAAGTGTTACCTAAGTGTTACCCAGGGTAACACATTAAAAACTCATAACTGTTTGATAATTAATATTTTATATCAAAGTGTTACCGGTAACAGTGTTACCATAAGAAAAAAAGTAAAAAAAATATATTTTAATTTTTACATTTATTAATAAAAAAGTGTTACCGGTAACACAATTAACTAAAAAACGTACTTAACAATATGAAAAACAAAGAAAATGAGTGTTACCCCGTGAGTGTTACCGGTAACAGTAAGGTAACACTTTTACCAGATGAGGATTTGTCTAAATACTGGTCAATCCTCGACAACTTGCACCCCTCCGAAATCCTCGAACTTAAACGAATACCAGAGGATAGGCGAACGGTATTTGTTGAGTGCGCCAAACAGTATCAGGACACCCACCACAACATAACATTCAATAACTCGTACACTAAGATTAGGAAAGATGAATATACACCAACAAGCACTCAATAAATTCGGCAATCAAGCGCAACACCTAAAACTAATTGAGGAAATGTCAGAACTTATGCAAGCGATTTTAAAAGGTACGAACGTATCTGAAGAGATTGCAGATGTTCAAATCGTACTCGATCAAATAAAACTATTGTATCCTGATTGGATAAGTTGGGAACAGGTGAAGTTAAAAAGATTAAGAGAACGGATTGGGATGTGACGTTGGGCATATTACGCTGGGCTGGCGGCTTTGCACTCAGATCAGCCCTGGTACTGCTGCCCGGCCCTGCAACCCTGATGAGGATTTAACGTCCAGCCAGCCTTGCGTAAATGCCGTTGTTATATGCCGCAATTAGGGCTTCAAAAATAAATCTTTGAAAAAGTATTGCAATATCAAATAAAGTATTTATATTTGTATTACAAAATCAAAACATGATGACAAATACAAAATTTAGAGCCTACTGGTACAAAGCCATAAACTCAACACCTGCTGAAAAGCATGTACATTTTACAAGGGTAATGCAAGGCGAAAGCTACTTAATAGCAAAAACCGATG